CTTCCAGAAAGACTAAACTTACGTTGAGCCAGATCAGGAAGTTACGTAAGATGTTAGATGTTAGAAATTATGAAAAGTCTAAACATTTAATTAAGGTCAGAAAACAATATAGTGCGCCTGCAGAAGATGCCGCACCAACCTTATAATTCCCCTAAATTAGAAAAAACTTATATTATTGGCAAAAAACGCAAAAAAGTAGTACTTAAACCTATCTTTTGTGGTATATGCTATAAATAAATCTACAAAGCCATTACTTTATTATATCAGGAGAAACTCAATGGATAACAAGAAATTTGAAAAGTTAATAGACCTCATTATTAATGAGAATGAAGAACAAGCATCAGAATTGTTCCACGACATTGTTATAGAGAAATCTAAAGCAATTTACGAATCTATCATGGAAGACGAAATGATGGACGATGACGACCTAGACGAAGGCATCGGCGGACAAGTAGGCGATCTACTTGACGAGATCAATGCTGAAGAACAAGGCGTTAAAGAAGAAGATGAAATTGACGTAGACTCTGAAGAAGTATTTGACATCGGTGGCGATGACGAAGAAGTTGAAGGATCAATTGACATCGAAGCGAATTCATCAGACGAAGTTGAAGATGCAGTTATCCGCATTGAAGACAAACTTGATGACTTAATGGCAGAATTTGAAGAGATCATGGGCAAAGAAGATGACTTAGAAGACCGTGATGACGAAATGGACGCAGACTTACATGACATCGAAGACGAAGTAGCAGACGCTCCTGAAGTAGATGTTGATGTAAATGTTGATGACGAAGAATTAGTTGCAGAAGCAATTACACTTCAAAAAGTCACAGCAAAGATGGGCGACAATGGCGAACAAACTAGAAGCCCAGTAGACGCAAACTCAGGTCAAAAAGGAATGGACTCACATCCAGTAGACTTTGACAAAGGTAGTGATGAAAAAGGACGTCCTAATCCAACAGCAAAAGATATTGATGGCGCATCAACCTGGCAGAATCAGCCTGGCAAAAATGCTAAAGCACAAAGCGCCGCACCAAAGCCAGTGACTGCACAGGCTTCAGGTACAAACACTAAATCTGTAATAGACTAAGGAACGATATAAATGGCTTTGTATCTTAAAGAACACTTAACATTCGACCGTGCAGAAATGATGGTCGAATCTGTTAAGGAAGGTGATACAGATTTAAAAACCCTTTTTATGAAGGGCATCTTTATTCAGGGTGGGGTTAAGAACGCAAATGAACGTGTTTATCCCATACAAGAAATAGAGAGCGCCGTAGATACCCTCAATGAACAAATACAGGAAGGTAATTCTGTATTAGGTGAAGTTGACCACCCAGATGATTTAAAAATCAACTTAGATCGTGTATCACACATGATCACAAAGATGTGGATGGATGGGCCTAATGGCTACGGCAAATTAAAGATTTTACCAACTCCGATGGGTCAGTTAGTTCAGACCATGTTAGAGTCAGGGGTAAAACTCGGAGTATCTAGTAGAGGTAGCGGAAACGTTAACGATTTAGATGGCCGAGTCAGTGATTTTGAAATAATCACTGTAGACATTGTTGCTCAACCAAGTGCACCAAATGCTTACCCTAAAGCGATATATGAAGGCTTGATGAATATGAAGCACGGACATAAAGTTTTAGAAGTAGCACGAGAAGCACGAGGCAACAAAAACGTAGAACGGTATTTGAAAGACGAGATTAAACGTCTCATCAAAGACTTAAAAATATAATAGAGGGGAACAAGCATGATAGATGCTATTAAACCATTAATCGATTCTGGACTCATCAATGAAGATGTAGCAAGTGAACTAGAAAGCACTTGGGAAACTAAGTTGAATGAAGCCAAGGACCACGTTCGTGGAGAACTCAGAAATGAATTCGCTCAAAGATACGAACATGATAGAAATGTGATGGTAGAAGCCCTTGATAAGATGGTATCTGAATCTCTTTCTGAGGAAATTAAAGAATTCCACGAAGAGAAGAAGGCTATTAACGAAGACCGTGTAAAAGCGAAATTGAAACTTAAAGAAAGTGCAACAAAATTTAATGACTTTATGGTAACTAAGTTAGCAGAAGAAATTAAAGAATTACGCACAGACCGTAAGGTTCAGTTGGAAAACCAAGATAAACTTCAACAGTTTATCGTTCACGCATTGGCTAAAGAGATCAAAGAATTTGCTCAGGATAGACAAGCAGTGGTTGAACAACGTGTTAAGTTAGTTGCTGAAGGACGTACACAACTTGAAACACTTAAAGAGAAATTTATCTCTGAAAGTGCGAAGAGAATTAACTCCGCAGTAACATCGAATCTGAAAGGTGAATTATCACAACTAAAAGAAGATATTAAATCCGCTAGGGAAAATAACTTCGGCAGAAAGATTTTTGAATCATTTGCAGGTGAATTCAGCACAACTTATCTTAACGATAAGGCTGAAACTCGTAAACTAGTTCAATCATTAGAAGCTAAAGACAAAAAACTAGAAGAATCAGCAGTAAGTTTAGCGAAAGCAAAAGCAATTGTTGAATCAAAAGAACGTGAAGTGAACATTATTAAAGAATCTACTCAACGTGAAAAGACTTTAGACAACTTGTTGTCATCTTTGAACAAAGAGAAAGGTCAGGTAATGCGATCTTTATTAGAAAGTGTTCAGACGCCTAGGCTGAAGAACGCATTTGATAAGTATTTACCAGCAGTACTGAACGAAGGAAGTAAAGCGAAATCTGAAAAGGCTCCGTTAACTGAATCTGTTCAAGTAACAGAACAATCTGGTAATAAATCTGCCAAACAAGAACGAGAAGCTAAAGAAGACTACGATACTGATTCTAGTAACGTAATCGATCTCAAGCGTCTGGCAGGGCTTTAATTAAAACTCGACATTGATTAGGAGAAATAAACCATGTCAAAAGTACTCTTAGAAAGCCGTTGGGGCGAAACCAAAGAAGCTCTGTTAGAAGGCTTAAAAGGCACTCGCCGCTCAACAATGGGTGTTGTCCTTGAAAACACTCGCAAAGGACTCTTAAATGAGAATGCTACCGCAGGTAGTACCGGAGCAGGAAATATTGCTACACTTAACCGTGTAATCTTACCAGTAATCAGAAGGGTTATGCCTACTGTTATTGCTAACGAACTAGTCGGCGTTCAGCCAATGACTGGTCCTGTTGGACAGATTCACACATTGCGTGTACGCTACGCACAGAACTTGACTGATAATTCAGCCGCCGCTACTTCGGTAACTGCTGGTGAAGAAGCATTGTCACCGTTCAAAATCGCACAAGCATACTCACGTACTGCTAGTGGAACTGCTACTACTAATTCTTATACTGGTGCTAATACAGCAACTTTAGAAGGAAATGGCGGTAAGCAAATCAGTGTGCAAATCTTACGTCAGGCTGTTGAAGCTAAATCACGTAAGTTACAAGCACGTTGGACATTCGAAGCCGCTCAGGACGCACAGTCTCAGCACGGCATCGATGTTGAAGCAGAAATTATGGCTGCTTTGGCACAAGAAATCACTGCTGAAATCGATCAGGAGATTTTACTATCTCTTAGAACGTTAGCGGCAACTGAGTTCACATATAACCAGGCTGCGGTATCCGGTACTGCTACTTACGTTGGTGACGAACATGCGGCATTAGCTGTATTAATCAACAGAGTTGCAAACTTGATCGCACAAAGAACACGTAGAGGCGCAGGTAACTGGGCAGTTGTGAGTTCAGCGGCCTTAACTGTATTACAATCTGCAACTACATCAGCATTTGCACGTACAACTGAAGGAACTTTCGAAGCTCCTACTAACACTAAGTTTGTTGGTACGTTGAACGGCGCTATGCGTGTTTTCGTTGACTCTTATGCACCTGATACTCAAGCAGTATTAGTTGGATACAAAGGTTCATCTGAAACTGATGCGGCTGCCTTCTATTGCCCATATATTCCATTAATGAGCAGTGGAGTTGTACTAGATCCAGCTACGTTTGAGCCAGTCGTGTCATTTATGACTCGTTACGGTTACATCGAACTAACTAACACTGCATCATCTTTCGGTAATGCGGCTGATTATTTAGGCGAGATCGCAGTTCAAAACTTAACTTTCCAGTAAGCCGATTATTATATAATCAACTTATTAACTAAGTTTAAAAGCCTCTTTTATTAGAGGCTTTTTTTTGGGTAGAAAAAGACTTGACAAATTATTTTTGAGGTAGTATAATATATTAAATACGAGTATAGTTATGGAGCATATTTATGAGTAAAAGAATATTTAGAATCGAAGCCGGCAGATATGGCGGAGAAACAGTAATCGGAAAAGTCGATAAAGAATTTGTTGAGTATTTCCTTGAAGTCGATGAAGAATCAGACCTCATTGAACATGTCACTAGTTATGATTGGGACGATGGGCAACCAGATGGAGATGCACCTATTCCTAAAGAAGATTACTATATGTGGGAGTGTGATGATATAGAACACATCAATTCAGCATATGCAGACAGTGGATTCTTTGTAACAGAAGTAACTGGTTTAGACTCTAAACATGACTATTCAGAAACTGAAACTCCTTTAGAAGCAGTTATGCCTCTTTATGGCAGAGAAGCATATTCAATGGGTACATTACCTGATGATGAAGATATCAAAGATGATGATAACTATGTTCCTACTTTAGCATTTCATAGCGGAGAGAAAGGCGGATTCGGTTGCTGGTTTGTAGAAACAGATGGCGAACCATTTGACAAATATAAATTCACATATGGTATTGTTGAAACTGATATGGGTGAGTTTATTGATTCTGTATGGTATGACAAAAAAGAATTAGAATGTGATTATGACTACAACGATACTACAGGCAAAGGCTATTATGCTGGTGTAGGTTATATGAACACTAAATGGCATGATAAAGGCGAGAAGTACATAGAAGGCTGTGAATACCTCGAACAGTATTGGGAAGAGTTTGATGATGAAGTTACAGAAGCAAAGAAAGAAGCATCAACTACGGTCCCTTTAGATATCTCAGTAAATGAGATTGCAGGAGAAGTTGGTACTATTGACAATCCGGGAGATGAAGTTGATCCTGATGTTGTTCCCCTTGAACAACCACCAGTTGTAAGTGAAGCGGAATCAGAGTCATACAAAGATTTTCAACAATCAATGGTTGATCTCAACGCAGATGGCAACACGGACTTGGGAGAAGACGGCGAGAACATAAAAATTGTCGAATAGAGTCAGAGTCAAACCTGAAGAATGTAATTTAGATACTGATAATTTAGTTATTATATGGTATCATAATTACTCTGGTGGAAAATTTATGGCTAATTGCTTAGGCTTAAATGATAATGCACTATTTCAGGACAAACAATTAGCAGAAGCACAAATTGCAGGCGAGTTTTCAGTCGAAGATAAATTAGACTACTTGCTAGGCCAGATACAATTAAATCGAAAAGGCATTGTTTGGAATGATCTAAATCTCACTGATAAATCATTCTTTGGTTTTGAAAAGAGAGACTACATTGACCCATGGAGAGGAATCTCGTTTCATTCTTATGTAAAAGATGTAACAGAAAGCGACTATAAGTTCTTTATAGCATCTCATTTTATGCCAGAAGTATTAGAAATCGTAAAGATTTGGAAGAATGCTAAAATTATATTGTTTACTGACGTAGAAGAGTTTGTTACAAAAAGAACACAAGACGATCCATTTCTTAGAACTTATCTAAAAGCATTAGATAGTCATCCTGCTGAACTAGAAGAAATGTCAAAACTAGACAATATCATTTATAAATTTGATGTGCGTAAATATGAATCCGAAACAGAAACATTAGATGCAGTCAAAGAACTCTATGATATACTAGACTTGCCAGGATACAATAGAGAATATCTAGCCAAGTATTGGAATCATTGGGCTAATAAGATAGACGAAATCGCTAACTAATTCTCATATCTGAATCTACTGGGAGATCAATAATAGATTTCTTAAAATTTCGTACCTTTTTATTATGAAGTCTGGAACAGTTAGCACACAAAGTAATTAAATTACTTTTCTTTTTATTACTAGTCTTCCCGTCCTTGTACACTAAATCTAGTTGTACTTTATCTTGCGGAACAAACTCACACTCTTCACATTGCATTTTTTTATGTTGTATGTGTTTGAATCTTTTATTGTACATAGCCTTAGCACAATCTACACAGTATTTGTGCCACTTTTGGAAGCCATGTTTGCTCTTTCCATTGGGCTTTGACAATGTAAATTTACAGTGAGAACATAGAGGCCTACTGGGTTGTGTCGTAATCATACATGTATTTATAAAAAAGTGCTCCTTAGTGCTTTTATTGGGTATAAAAGAAAACCTATAATCATAAATACTAAGACATAATGGAAGATTATATTAATGGCCTCAGAAAATTTTAATTCCCTAGGTGGATTCTCAGCTAACTGGCCTCCAGTTCAAGTTGTTGATGCATCTGGTAACGTTACTACAAACGTAGTCGTACCTACAGGAAACGTAACATCTAATACCGTCTTCGCAAATGCTTATTACTACGGCAACGGACAACCATTCTCTAGTGAACCTGCAGGTTCAAATACTCAAGTTCAATATAATAACAATGGAGAACTAGGAGCAAGTGCATCTTTAACATTCAATGCATCAACTGGAGTCACAACAGCAGTCAGTTTAGTAGCAGGCGCATCTGATCTAGGTGATGTTACTAATGTCACAATATCCGGCGGTGACAATGGATATGTCTTACAAACAGACGGTGCGGGTGCTTTATCATGGACTGCACAGACAGGCGGTGGCGGTGGTAATGGCGTCCCTGGTGGAGCAAACACTCAAGTTCAGTTTAATAACGCAGGTGTTTTTGCTGGAGATGCAGGCTTTGTATATGATTTAGATACTGATCTTTTAACAGCAACATCGATTGCTGGTGAAGGTGGAAACATATCAAACGTTCAAGTTGCAAATGTTACTGGATTAGGAAACATTGCAACAATTAATTTAACTGGTTCAACAACATCTGTTCTTTATGGCAACGGTGTGTTCTCTGCATTACCTGCAATTGACTCTAACTTTGCTAATTATGCTGGTAACGTTGTAGAATCAGCACAGCCTAACATTACATCTGTTGGCACATTAACATCATTAACTGTTGGCACAACAATTAATGCGACAGATATAAGTGCATCAGCAAGTTTAGGAGCAGATACATTACTGATTAGTGAAACTTCTCAGTTCAACGGCAATGTAACGTTTGCATCAGGTGCAAACATATCAGCCGCAGGAAACGTTCAACTTTATAACTCTCCAAATGTTAATCTAGCAATTGCTAACTTACATATCGATGGTGGATTGAACGGTCAAGTATTATCAACAGATGGAGCAGGTGCTTTATCTTGGACTGCTGGAGGTGGTGGCGGAAACGGCACGCCTGGTGGCTCAAATACACAAATACAGTTTAACAATGAAGGAACGTTTGGCGCCTCGCCTTACATGACATTCAATACTGCTACTAACAAAGTTGTATTTGCAACTGAAGTAGAAGCAAACGTAATTACGATCGGATCTGGGTCATTTACATTCAGAACGAGTGAGATTTACTTTGCAACTACGACAACAACAACAGAAACAGAACTTTATATAGTTGATGCGGCAGAAGTGTCTGCGATTGACTATACAATAATAGCCACAGATGCTACTACTGGAAGAAGACAAACGTCTAAAATCAGTGCGGTATACTATGGCACTGAAGTAAATTATAATGAAACAAGTGCATTGTTCGTAGGTGGGGTAGTTGGAGAGTTTAGTGCGGCATATACCCCAGGAACAGCATTTAGAGACCCTAAAGTCGTACTAAATGTTACCCCTGCAACGACCAATTCAACCAATTATAAAATAATGATAGAAAGGTACGCCTCATAGGGCAATTACAAATAACTATGATAAATAAGCATACAAAGTATTACATAATACAAATTAACGGAGACTCACAAAATGGCAATTAAACCATTCAATTCAGTAGCAGGATTCTCAGTCGGAGAAACTCCCGCTAATATTATCCTTGCAAATGGCAGAATCACTACAAATGGTGCTGATTTTACTGCAAATATAACCGCATTGGGAGTCTTAACAGATAACCTATACTATGCAAACGGCACACCTTGGGACTTATCTGACCCAGGCGGATCAAACACAGCAATTCAGTTTAATGATGATGAGTCATTTGGTGGATCAACTGCGTTTACATTCGACAAAGATACTGCTAACTTAGACTTAACAGGTAATATCACTGTTTCAACTGGTATTATTACTGGTGACGGTGCAGGCATATCAAATATTGCGGCAGGTAATATTGTTGGACTTGATCTTTCATCAATTTCAAACGGTACATCTAATGTAGACATCGCCGCTTCAGATGGCAATGTCACAGTAGGAGTTGCAGGTAATGCGGCTATCTTAACAGTTTCTGGAACAGGATCAAACGTAGCAGGTACATTAAATGTATCTGGAATAGTTACAGTCCCAAGTACAACAGGTGCTATTGATATAGCATTGGGAACACCGACTCAAGGTTCTTTAACATCTAATGCATTGACTTTAACAACAGCATCTTCAGTCTCCAATTCGATTGCACAGTTAAACACTGTATTAGGAAAGTTAGTTCCAAGTAGTCCTCCCTCTTTCCCAAATGGTTCTTTGTCAGTTCAAAGTTTATCAACATATCGTATGACAAACTTTACACAGACTGATAACACAGGTACTGGTGGTAAATCAGTAGCAGGTGGAACATCTGTTAGTAAAGTAAGAAGATCAAGCACTTACACAACAAATGCAATTTCAAACTCTGGTCCAGGTGACTCAGGTACGATCACAGTAGAGTTAAATGGTGCAGATGCAGGTTCACGTGCATTAACATCATCTTTAGATGGTAACGGTACATACAGTAACTTGATTATCACAAACAACGTTGACTACAACGAAGTTGATTCAAACGTAGCGGCAGGTTTCTGGTCAGTCTTTACAGCAGACTCAGCAGGTTCTTCTATTCCAGCAGGTTGGAACGAAGTACAGATCACAGACTCTGCGGCAAGTGATACAAACACTCCAGACTGGTACTATGATTCATCGAATCCTGGAACACCTCAGTTTACGTCTGTAACATTTACAGCAGACTCAACACCAACATTAGAATATAGTTCAACAGTTCCTCATTATACAAGTGCTACGGCATGGGACATTGACTATAGCGTTAACAGACTATCTGGCGATATGTATCCAACAAGTGATAACTTCGCAACAGGATCAAGCGGTGGAGCATTTGCTTCCCCAGTTACTGTAAGTTATGCAGGTGCAGGAGTAACAACTCCATTAGCACAAAACTTACACGTAGCATCTGGTAGTCAAGCAGTTAGCACAACAGCATCAGTCATATCAGGATTCGGATCAAGTGCATCTGGACCATCAGTTAGTGTTACTAACAGTTATGCATCAGGATCTAGTTCACTAAGTCCTGCAGGAACAGTTCTTTATAAAACAGGTACTTCATCTTCTTCAAGCAGAATCGAAGAAGCAAATGTTTATATTGGATCAACAATCGGTTCTGGTTCTGGTTTAGCACAACGTATTGCAAACCCAGGTTCAACAGATACACCGACTTTCTCTGCAAGTGCAACAGTATTCAACAGTCAGACAGGACCTTTAGAGACATATGATGCTACAGTAGTAGCAGACTCTTTAAGCCACGATGACACAGACTATTCAACTGGGCATTTCCCAGCTGGACCAGACTTAAGTGGTCAAGCATCTGATCAGTACTTTACATTTAAATTTGTAAGAACATCAGTATCTAAATTTGACGTTAAATTTTCAGGAACAATCGCAGGTCTTTGGGTATGTGTGCCAGGGTCAGACATCGATGATACATCAAGTATCAATGGATGGGTTGACATGTCAACATCATATGCAGGATCGGGTATTCCAGGAGCAAACATCGGAGCAGGCGGTAACGGAAGTGACGGTTGTGCATTAGGTGGTACAGTAACTACAGGTAGTTCAGTATCAAATGAGTCAACAACAGCAACATTCGGAACAGTTAGTTCATCTTCAACAGCAACCAACGAAATATATGTTCGTATTAAATTGACATCGGGTCAATCTGTATCAGCATTATCATTAGAATCAGCGAGTAATTAATTATGAGTATACCAATTTCACAAAAAGTAGACTTACTTTATAAACAGGCTTTCGGTGTCACAAAAACTGACACAGAAGGTAATAAAAGTCCTAGTAACGAAGCCATAGCGAGTCCACTACTTAATCGTGGTGATACTCTATGGACTCAATCAGATCAAATACCTGGAACTGCGGCAGGCGTTGCTAGTATCGTTCAAGCATACACAGGTAGTTCAGCGGCTGAGTGTACAGCAGATAACACAACTGTACCAGTTGGGGGTGTTTACCCTACATGGAAGACTAGTTTAACTTACTGGATCCCAGCAGAATTTGGTTCTACATATTCTGTTAAAGTCTATGTAGATGATGCAGGAGTCGCAGATCCAACTTCAACAGGTACTCAAATCTTTGGTGCTGGTTCAGGTGGAACTGGAGAGTTCTTCTATAACTATCAATCAGGTGTTCTTAACTTTATCGGAGAAACAATTCCGACTGCTTTAACAAGTAGCAAAGTTCTTTACATCGTAGGTTATAGATACATCGGTAAAACTGGTGTTAATAACTTACCTGATTCACAGATTGGTAACTTAGATATTACAGATCAGACTATCACAGGTCAGGATACTGATGCTAATATCATCTTTACTCCAAACGGAACAGGACAAGTTGTTACTTCAGGTAACATCACAGCATCATATTTTTATGGTAATGGTTCTCAGTTAACAGGTATCGATGCTTCAGGCATACAAAACGGAACATCTAATGTTCGTATACCAAACGTTGATGGCAACATTGAATTAAACGTTGATGGCGCATTAATAGCAAATATTGATTCTACTGGAATCGTTGCTACTGGTGTAGGTACATTCACAGGTAATGTATCTGGTTCTAACTTAACATCAGCAGGTGTTGTAGAAGTCACAGGTAATGTAATCGGTGGTAACTTAACAACAGTAGGACTTGTTTCTGCAACTGGTAACGTAGCAGGTGGAAACATCACTACTGCAGGCGTAGTTGAAGCAACTGGTAATGTAATCGGTGGAAATATTACGACAGTAGGTGTCGTAGCCGCAACTGGTAACGTATCAGGTGGAAACATCACTACAGCAGGCGAAGTTGAAGCAACTGGTAACATCACTGGTGGAAACGTAGATGGTGGAAACTTAGTTTCAGCAAACTTCTTTACAGGTACATTAATAGATGGTACCTCAAACATCACTATCACAAACAATGGCAATATCGATTTAGTTTCTGCAGGAAACTCAACTGCTGTCATTAGTGGAACAGGATTAGACATTACAGGTACTGTTGACGCAAACGGCGCAGGAACATTTGGATCAATAATTACTCCATCTGTTACAGGTACTACAGGTAACTTAACATTAACAGCGGGTTCATCAGATGACTACGTTGAAATCAGACCTACAGGAACTGGACAAGTTCACGTTGGTGGTTTCAAAATTGAATCATTGGGAGCTCCAACTGCATCAACAGATGCGGCAACAAAACAATACGTAGATGACTTAGCACAAGGTCTTGCAATTCAAGCACCAGCAATCGTAGCATCAACAGGAACACTAGCAACAATGTCTGGTGGTACTGTAACATATGACAACGGTACAGCAGGTGTCGGAGCAACACTTACAATTTCTGGTTCAACATTAACAGCAATAGACGGTGTTACATTATCAACTGATGATCGTATCGTTATTAAAGACGAATCAACATCAGCACATAATGGTATCTACACTTACACAAGTTCAACTGTTTTGACAAGAGCAACAGACTTTGACACTCCAACTGAAATGGCTGGTGGTGACTTTGTATTCATACAACAAGGTACTATCTATAATGATACTGGTTGGGTAATGACTGATCCAGTAACAACAGTTGGTACTTCAGACGTAACTTTCGTTCAGTTCTCAGGTGCAGGATCATTCACAGCAGGTGCAGGTCTTACATTAACTGGTACTGAATTCTCTGTTAACATTGATGGTGTAACAACAGACATTCAAGGTGGAAACGTAGTTGTTAAAACTTCTGCTCAGTTCACTACTCCAGACATTGGAGCGGCAACAGGTACAAGTCTATCAGCAACTGGTAACGTAGCAGGTGGTAACTTAACAACAGCAGGTGTTGTAAGTGCAACTGGTAACATCACTGGTGGAAACGTAGCAGGTACAACTGGTACATTTACAGACGTAGCAGGTTCATTAACAACAGCGGCACAACCAAACGTAACATCAGTAGGAACATTAGTAGACTTAACTGTAACTGGTAACGTAGACGGCGGAAACATTAACACAGGCGGTCTAGTAGATGCTACAGGTAATGTAAACGGTGGTAACTTAACATCAGGTGGTGTTGTAGAAGTAACTGGTAACGTCATTGGTGGAAACGTCACTACAGCAGGCGTAGTAGCGGCAACAGGTAATGTATCTGGTGGCAACTTAACTACAGCAGGAAACATTGATACAACAGCAGGCATCTTTAACGGTGACGGTTTCGGTATCTCAAACATTGCGGCTGGAAACATTGTTGGATTGAATCTATCAGGTATTTCTAACGGAACATCTAACGTAGATATCGCAACAGCAGATGGCAACATCACATTATCTGTTGACGGTACAAGCAATGTTGCAGTAATAGACGCAACTGGTATAACAGTCGGCGGAACAATCAAAGCAACTGGTACATTAACAGCACCAGCATTCACAGCAAACACTGGCTTATTCACTGGTGACGGTGGCGGACTATCTAACGTAGCAGGCGCAAACGTAACTGGCGAAGTAGCATTTGCGGCAGTCGCAAATTCAGTAGCAGGAGCAAATGTAACAGGTCAATCTGCAAACGCATTAGTTGCAGGTACTGTATATACAGCGGCCCAGCCAAACATTACATCAGTCGGTACATTAACATCAATCACTTCAAGTGGTGATGCTGATATCGCAGGCGTTGTTAACATAGGTGCTAGTGAGATTTCAACAGTAGGCGCTGACACCGCCACTACTACTGCTGTAACAGCAGGACAAGTAATCGCTGAGTTCCCAGTAGCAGGTCTTAACGGAGTAGAATTCTTAGTTAAAGGCATCGATACGGCAGGAAGCAAGTATAGCGTAGCAACTGTTTTAGCAGTGACCGACGGAACGACTGTTGACTTTAGTATCTATGGACAAGCGTTCATAGGAACAACTACAGGAGCATTATCGGTAGCAATATCAGGAGCGAACATAGCATTGAGTACAACTCCAGCGAGTTCTAACTCAACTGTTTGGACTTCACAATATAGAAGCATTTAAGGGATAAATTACAATGGCATTACGATCATTTAATTCGGTATCTGGGTTCTCGGTCGGACAAGACTCAGATATAGATGTTGTTAGTAACATTGGTAATGTAACTCCAGTAAATCTAACAGTATCAGAACTAACAGAACTAGGTCCCATCGGTAATGTAACAATTACTGGTGGTACGTCCGGTCAGGTTTTAACAACCGATGGATTAGGTGGTTTATCATTTGCTGATAATACAACTGATAGTGCGGCACCAATGCCGTATATCATCGTTTCAGGTGAGTCATACGTAGTTCCAGAAAACTTTCAAGGTCTTTATTCAGAAGCAATTGAAATTGATGGAACACTGGAAGTCGATGGTATTCTTATTGAAGTCGGAACATCTCAGAATGCGGCTCCAAATGAAGTTTACTATGATAACAACGGCACACTAACTGGTAACTCTGGCTTTACTTTCTTACCAAGCACAGGAAACTTATCACTACCTGGTAATGTAAGCATTACTGGTGATATTATTCCTAGTGCAAACGTAACATATGACTTAGGCACAACTACACAGCGTTTTAGAGACTTATATCTATCTGGTACATCTATCTATTTAGGTGGCGGCAAGATAGAAGAAGCGGCTAACGGCGCTATGATTATGACTAACGGTGACGGTGGACAGTTTGTTTTTGAAGGGTCAGCAGATTTCGATCATACTGCAATCTTCAATGGTACATCTAATGTATCAATAGACTCAACAGGATCATCAGTCACAATGGGCGTTGGTGGTACAGCAGATGTATTCAGTATGGCATCAACAGGTGTTTTAACTACGACAGGTAATGTCGAACCATTAGGTGTCAAAACAGACAACTATTATTATGCAAATGGACAGTCAATTGTATTTGGCACTTCAGCGGCAGGTTCAAACACTCAAGTTCAGTTTAATAACAATGGCGACTTCGGAGCAGAAGCGGCATTTACTTACGATCAATCAACAAACACATTAAGTGCTGACAATGTAGCAGGAACACTAGCAACTGCGTCACAACCGAACATTACATCATTAGGTACATTAAGTGCATTAGGTGTTAACGGAACAGTTACTGCTGTAGCATTTACAGCAAATACAGGAGTGTTTACAGGTGATGCAGGTGGTTTATCAAATGTTGTAGCCGCTAATATTAGTGGTACAGTAGCAACTGCAACAACAGCAGGAACTGTAACAACAGCGGCACAGCCTAATATCACAAGTACAGGCACTTTGACATCATTAACAGTGTCTGGAAACAGCACATCAGGTAATGTAATAGCATCTTCTGGTACAATGCAATATGGTACTAATCCAGGATCAGGTGTTATATCAGTAAACACAGGTACAACAACTGCTGGAATCTTTGCTACAACTATAACAGATATCAATTTAGGACTAGCGGCCAACATTATTATGGGAGCAACTGGTAAAACAGTTACTGCTAGAGGTAATGTAACTGCTGACAACTTACAATCAGATTCGTTATCAGTTGGAGATTTTTATAGTAGTAGAACAGCAGTTTCAGTAGGATCTGCGAACACTGTTATCGATACATTTGATGCATCTACATATAGATCAGCAAAATATACAATTAAAGTATCAGATAGCACAGGCTATCAAGCACTAGAAGCACTTTTAGTGCATGATGACATAAATAGTATTATCACAGTATACGGTAGTTTATCTACGACAGGATCAGAACTTATGAGTTTATCTACCGTTGTTAATGGTGATGACATAGAATTAAGAGCGACTCCTGTTAATAGTAGCACGAGCGTTAATTTAATGGGTACATATGTCCCAGATTAAATTCAGTTTAACTTAGGAAAATAAAAAATGGCAACTAGAAATTTTGTAGTAAAGAATGGTTTGACGGTAGGTACGGCTACCCTAGATGCCGCAACGGGTAATTTAACAGTAAACAATGCCGCTTTAGGAACATTGGCGAGTGCAACAACTTTTGCTGGTTCAGGTGCATCTTTAACTAATCTACCAGGGGCAAATGTAACTGGTACTGTACCTTTAGCGACAACTGCTGGTACAGTTTCAACTGCCGCTCAACCAAACATCACATCTGTTGGTACACTATCAGCAGTTTCAGTCACAGGCAATGTAGACGCAGGAAATGTAAAGACAGATAATCTTTTATATGCAAATGGCGTAGCATGGGACTTAGGTGGTAATCCAAACGGCTCAAACAGAGCAGTTCAGTATAACTTAGACGGCGAATTCGCTGGAGACAATGGATTTACTTTCAATGAAACCACAGGCGTTTTAGCAGTAACAGGTAATGTTACAACAGGTAACATATCTGGCGCAACTGGTGACTTTACATCTGTCGCAGGAACATTAACTACAGCGGCACAGACAGCAATTACATCTGTAGGAACATTAGGTGGCTTAACAGTTACTAATCCAATAGCAGGATCAGTCACAGGCACTGCATCTACTGTTACTACTGGAGCACAACCTAACATAACATCAGTTGGCACATTATCATCATTAGAAGTAACAGGAAATGTAGATACTTCTGCAAACTTAGTTACTGATAGAGTTATCGGTAAATCAGCAGGAGTTACGATTACAGCAATCGGAACTAATCAACCAATTACACTTGAACCAACAGGCACTGGCACAGTTGCAGTTAGTTCAGCAAGAATTTCAGACTTAGCAACGCCTACAGCATCAACAGATGCGGCTACTAAGCAGTATGTAGATGACGTAGCACAAGGATTAGCAGTACATGCACCATGTGATGCTGGAACAACAGGAACTCTTACATCTATTACTGGCGGAACAATTACATATGACAATGGCGCATCAGGAGTTGGTGCTACATTAACAACGTCTACAGGTAACTTCGATACTATCGATGGTTACACAACACAAGCCGATGACAGAATCTTAGTTAAAGACGAAGCAGATCAAGCAAACAACGGAATATACGTTAAGACTTCTTCTACTGTTCTAACAAGAGCATCAGATTTTGATACACCAACTGAAATTGCAGGTGGTGACTTTACATTCGTATCAAACGGAAGTACTCTAAACGACTCAGGCTTTGTTAACACAGACCCAGTATCAACTGTTGGTACAGACGCTATCACATTTGTTCAGTTCTCAGGAGCAGGAACATTTACAGCAGGCGCTGGACTTACATTAACTGGTTCTGAATTTTCAATCACTGATACAGCAGTAACAGCAGGAGCATATGGTAACGGAACACATAATGCTACGTTTACAGTTGATCAAAGAGGACAATTAACAGCAGGTGCGAACGTTGCAATTACAGCAGACGCAACACTTCTGACAGGAACATCGCTTAACTCAACAGTAATTGGTTCATCTCTTACTTCTGTAGGAACACTTACAGACTTAACTGTAACAAACGCAATTGTTGGTTCAGTGACAGGTACTGCTTCAACTATTACTACTGCGGCACAACCAAACATTACTTCTGTAGGCACTTTAAGTGGCTTAACAGTTACTGCTGATATTTCAGGCAGTGTAACTGGATCAGCATCTACTATTACTACAGCGGCTCAGCCAAATATTACAAGTGTTGGAACATTAACAGCACTATCAGTAACAGGTACAACTGCTACTGGAACATTACAAACAGACAATCTGCAATATGCAAACGGTAATCCTTGGGATTTATCAGATCCAGGCGGAGCGAATACAAACGTTCAGTTCAATGATTCTGAAGACTTCGGTGGCTCAGCAAACTTTACATTCGACAAAACAACTAGTAACTTAGATGTCGCTGGAAACATAACAGTATCAACTGGTAAGTTCTTTGGTGATGGTGGTGGTTTGTCTGCATTAGCAGGTGCTAATGTAACAGGTGAAGTTGGCTTCTCAGCAGTATCAAATTCAGTTGCTGGAGCAAACGTATCTGGAGCAGTCGCATTCGCAACTACAGCAAATGCAGTAGCAGGCGCAAATGTAACAGGCACAGTATCAACGGCTACAACAGCAGGAACCGTAACAACAGCGGCTCAACCAAACATTACATCTGTCGGAACATTAACTTCAGTAACAACTACTGGTGATGTTGACGCAGTTTCTTTCGGAACTTCACGTTCTAATGTAACAGTATCTACTAACACAGTGATCGATGAATTTGATCCAGGTGATTACAGAACAGCAAAATACGTTATCTCTGCAACAGGAGATGATGGGTATCAGTCGGTAGAAACATTATTAGTACATGACGGTTCAGACTCTTACATTACAATATATGCTTCAATATGTTCTAATGTATCAGCAGACATCGTTGAGTTATCAAGTAACATTGATGGAGTATCTGGAAACGTAACATTATTTGCAACAACTTCAAGTTCTAATACTAACTTGAACTTAACTGCACAAAGAATTTTAACATAAATAGTATTAACAACAACAGTCTAAGACCTTAATAGGTTTTTAGCAAAACAGGGAATATGGAACTGTGGCACTAAAAGACTTCAGAGTCAAAAATGGCTTATCTACGCCAAAATTGACCGTTGACGGCACTTCTGAATTAGGAGAAGTCGCTAACGTATCAATTACAGGTGGAGTATCTGGCCAATCTATCATCACTGATGGCAGTGGTGTATTATCGTTCGGCAATCCAACGTCAGCAGACCCTATTGCTCCCATGCCAACACTCATTGCAACGGGTGTTACAGAAACAGTTCCTACAAATTATCAAGGATTATTTGGTTATCCTATAGAAGTTGACGGCACACTAGAAATAGATGGTGTCTTAATAGATGTAAACTCTGACAGTTTACGAGTCGGCGGATCAAACAGCCAAGTACAATTTAATAACGGTACAGACGAAAAACTAGGATCAAGTGCGAATCTTACATTCGATACTCAAACTCAGATTTTGCATGTTACTGGTATTACACAAACGGGGAGTTATTCTAATATTGCACTACCAGATAGTGTACCTGGCGGACTAATTTATATAACAAATGGTAACAATAAACCGGCGTATGGCGACGGTACAAATTGGTATTATTTTGATAATACTCAAGTAACATAAAGATGGTGAAAATGTGCTTGAAACTAAGACAAACTAATTAAAAACGATAAATAGAAATATGCAAATGCAAAGATATTTCTCACTATAATAGGGCAAAGAAAACATGTTAATATTAAAACAAAACACAGCGGCATCGGTACCGGTACCGGCGGCAGGCAAAGGCACGATATTCTTATCGGATTCGGATGTTCTATCAGTAAAAAATAGTTCAAACGTAGTAGAATCATTTCCTACTGTAGGCGGTTCTAACACTCAGGTCATCTTTAATGATGATGCGGCACTCACAGGTAGTGCTGACTATACGTTTGATAAAGATACAAGTATCTTAACTGTAACAGGTAATGTTGCGGCAACTCGTGTTCTTACAGACAATTTATTATATGCAAACGGTGTAGCATGGGATATGCAACAACCAGTAGGTGCAAACACAGAAGTCGTTTTCAACGATGACGGTGATTTTGGAGCATCTGCGGCATTTACGTTCAACAATAGCACTTCTGTTTTAACAGTTGGTGGAAACGTTGCGGCGACACGTGTATTAACAGACAATTTATTATATGCAAATGGTAGTGCTTGGGACTTACAAGAACCAGCAGGTTCTACAACTGAAATCCAGTTTAACAACAATGGTGATTTCGGTGCAGATTCAGCCCTTACATTCTCTGGTGGACAACTATCAACTACTACACTTGCTACAACAGGCGATGCAGTTATCGGTGGTAATCTAAATGTTAACGGTAACTTAACATACGTTAACGTAGACTCATTTGCAGTAGAAGACCCAATTATAGAACTAGGCGGCGGCGCTAACGGCGCAGTACTTACCTCAAATGACGGTAAAGATCGTGGTACAGCATTACAATACTACACAACAGAAGCAGTTACAGCCTTTATGGGTTGGGACAATGCTAACTCAGAATTCGGTTTCGGATCAGTTGTTGGTATCGTAGACGAAGTAGTAACATTTAACAGTTTCGGAAACGTCAGAGCAGATCATTTCATTGGTAACGGTGCATCATTAACAGACATCGTAGGTGCTAATGTAACAGGTGAAGTTACTAATGCGGCAACTGCAAACGCAGTAGCAGGTGGTAACGTATCAGGTGAAGTACAATTTGCAGGAATCGCTAACTCAGTAGCAGGTGGAAATGTAACAGGTACTGTAGCAACTGCAACATCAGCATTAACAGTCACAGAAGGCGCTCAAACAGCAATTACATCTGTCGGTACATTATCAGCATTAACAGTTACTGCTAATGTGTCTGCAGGCAATGTTAATGGAACAGGTGGTGTATTCACATATGTTTCAGGCGATGGTGCTAATTTAACTAGTCTTACAGGTTCAGAAGTTACTGGTACAGTCCCTCTTGCTACAGTAGCAGACACAGTATCAACAGCGGCACAACCAAATATTACATCTGTCGGTACTTTATCAAGCGTACTAGTTGGTACAGATGCAGATACAGATGACTTCCCTAATGCAATTCAGATCGTTTCGACTCCTGATTCAGGATTCTCAGGAACAGCGGCAAGAATAGGTCTTGCGGCAGAAGCAACAGGCGATAGTGCAAACGTATCTCAAATGGCAATCGGTTTATACGGTGTCTCTCAAGCAAATGGTGCTACAAGAGGTACTGGTGTATATGGTTACGGTTCAGTAGTATCAACAAATGATACAGGAGCATCAACAGGTGTTCGTGGTGTAGCAAGTGACACACATGCTTCAGGCTATAACATTGGCCTATTAGGTAGTGCGGCAAACAGTGCTATCGGTAACTATGCTTTATATTTACAAGAAGGCGACATTGGTACTATAGAAAATTCTCATAACTGGGACTTAGTAGACAATGACGCAGGTGCTTTAACATTCAGTTCAACTGGTAAAGCAAATGTTTTCTTAATTGAAACAACAAACAACGCAGAAGGTATTGCTACAACAGGTTACTTAAACGTAACTGGTAACATTACTGCAACTGCAGGTCTTATCACTGATAATCTTTACTATGCAAACGGTAATCCTTGGGACTTACAGCAACCAGCTGGTTCAAACACTCAAGTTATCTTTAACGATGGTGGAGACTTCGGAGCAGACTCAACATTCACATTTGATAAAGATACAAACATCTTATCAGCAACGACTGTTACAGCAACCACATTAAACGGTTCAATAGGTACTGCTTCACAAACAGGAATTACTCAAGTAGGAACATTAGGTTCTTTAGATGTTACTAATAACATCTTAGCAGGAAATGTCTATGCTAACTCAGGAACAATCGGAGCAGGCACATTAACAGGTACTATTAGTACAGCCGCTCAAACAAATATCACATCAGTCGGTACATTAGGAGAACTAGACGTAACAGCAAATGTTGACGCTGGTAATGTTAATGCAACAGGTGGTGTATTTACATACGTCTCAGGCGACGGTGCTAACCTAACAGCAATCACAGGTCAAAATGTATCTGGTGAAGTTGATTTTGCTCAAGTAGCAAACTCAGTTGCTGGTGCTAATGTATCTGGTGAAGTAGACTTCGCAGATGTAGCAAATAGTGTTGCAGGTGCAAATGTATCAGGCGAAGTTGGATTTGCGGCAGTCGCTAATTCAGTAGCAGGTGCAAACGTTTCTGGAACAGTTGCATTAGCAACTTTAGCGGCAGACGCTACAAGTGCTAACGCAGTAGCAGGTGCAAACGTATCAGGTGCTGTAAGTTTTGCAACAACAGCAAATGCAGTAGCAGGTGCTAATGTATCTGGCGAAGTATCATTCGCGGCAACTGCAAACGCAGTAGCAGGTGCAAATGTCTCTGGTCAAGTATCAGATTCAGCAACAGCAGATTCAGCAACGATAGCGGCTACAGTAACAACTGCGGCTCAGCCTAATATTACTTCTGTAGGTACTTTAAGTGGCTTATCAGTAACAGGAACTATCACTGGTTCAGTAAGTGGCTCAGCATCAACAGCAGGTACAGTAACAACTGCGGCACAGCCGAACATTACTTCTGTAGGTACTTTATCTTCTATAACAACTTCAGGTAACGTTGATACAACAGCAAACGTTGTAACTGATGACATTGTTGGTAAATCAGGCGGAGTTACAATTACAGCAATCGGTACAAATCAGCCTATCTCATTAGTAACAACAGGAACAGGTTCAGTTGACGTAAACTCAGCAAGAATTACAGAACTAGCAACACCAACAGCCGCAACAGATGCCGCAACAAAAGCATATGTTGACAGTGTTGCAGAAGGTTTACATGTACATGAATCTTGTGTAGCAGGAACACCAGGTACACTTACATCTATTACAGGTGGAACGATCACTTATAATAACGGTACAGCAGGAGTTGGCGCAACATTAACAACATCTTCAGGTAACTTTGATACAATAGACGGCATTAGTATTTCAACTGCTGACAGAGTGCTAGTTAAAAACGAAGCAACCACAGCAAACAATGGTATCTATGTTAAGACATCATCAACTGTTCTAACAAGAGCAGATGATTTCAACACTCCAGCAGAGATGGCAGGTGGTGACTTTGTATTCATACAACAAGGTACTACATTAAATGACACTGGTTTTGTAATGACAGATGCAGTAACAACAGTTGGTACTGATCCAGTCACATTTGTTCAGTTCTCAGGAGCAGGTACATTTACAGCAGGCGCAGGTCTTACATTAACTGGCTCAGAGTTCTCTGTTACAAATACAGCAGTAACAGCGGGTTCATACGGTAATGGTACTCATAACGCAACATTTACAGTTAACAGCAGAGGTCAATTGACATCAGGTGCTAACGTTTCAATCACTGCACCAGCAGGAGCATTGACTGGTACAGTTCTTAACTCAAGTGTTGTAGATTCATCATTAACATCAGTTGGTACAATTGATACAGGTGTATGGAATGGTTCAGTAATCGGAGCATCATACATTGCAACTTTGAATCAGAACACAACAGGATATGCGGCAACTGTATCAACAGCGGCACAACCTAATATTACTTCTGTAGGTACTCTATCAGGCTTAACAGTCTCAGGTACAATCTCTGGTTCAGTAAGTGGATCAGCAGGTTCAGTAGCAGGACAGAATGTATCTGGCGAAGTTGACTTTGCTCAAGTAGCAAACTCAGTTGCTGGTGCAAATGTCTCAGGTACTGTAGCAAGTGCTACAACAGCGGCAAGTGCAAGTTCAGTAGCAGGTCAAAATGTATCTGGTGAAGTTGATTTTGCTCAAGTAGCAAATAGCGTAGCAGGTGGTAATGTATCAGGTACTGTAGCAAGTGCAACATCAGCAAGTTCAGCAACTACAGCAGGAAGCACATCAAGTTCAGCAACATTTAACAATAGTGGATCAGGAGTAACTTCAGGCACAACATTCAATGGTGGTACAGCAAGAACTATTTCTTATAACACTATCGGAGCACCTAGTACAACTGGTACAAACGCATCAGGTACATGGTCAATCAATGTTACTGGTTCAGCAGGATCAGCAACAACTGCAACACGTGCGGCGACTGTAACAACAGCGGCTCAACCGAACATTACTTCTGTAGGTACTTTAAGTTCACTAAATGTAACTGGTACAACTAATACAGGTACAATACAGTCAACTACATTGACAGCAGGGTCTAATTCAACTGCAGGATCAATCATTGGTGATTGGACTCTAACAAGTGGATCAACACTTAATGCTACTTACGCGGATTTGGCTGAGAAATATACAGCAGATGAAGACTATGAAGCAGGTACAGTTGTTCTATTTGCAGGTGAAGCAGAACTAACAGCATGTGGTAATCATGCAAGTCATGCAGTCGCAGGTATTATTACAACTAACCCAGCACAAGTTTATAACGCAGAGTGTACAGCAGGTGAAGGCGAATTCGTAGTTGAATTAGCACTGATCGGACGTGTACCATGTAAAGTTATCGGACCAGTACACAAAGGAGACTTAATCGTTTCTTCTGAGGCTCCTGGATTCGGTTGTGCGGCAGATTTAGATAATCTTAAAGTAGGTACTATTATCGGTAAAGCGATAACAGGCTACAATGGCGACACACCAGACGGAGTATGTGAAGTACTAGTTGGTAAAAACTAATTCTAACTACCTTAGAACCGTGATGTTGCAAGGCGTCACACAACTAGAGAGACGCAAGTCTCTCTTTTTGTATGTGGAATAAAAAACTAGATAAGTACATATATGAATGTTTTCACTATGCCCTATGAACATAGGCTGGAAGAATGGTCAAAATTAAGACAATCAGTAGCAGATAAAACCTTAGAAGAGACATGTGTAAAAGTAGATAAATTCTGGCAACAATGCCCTCTTAATAACTACTATTTGCACCCACACGATATGAAAATGTGGCCTGGTCCATGGCAACTACTACATGATAATGTCTATTGTTTTTATGCCAGAGCATTGGGTATAATCTATACTATGTCGATATTGGGTATAAAAGATGTTGACTTAGTGTCCGCAACCGACTATAATAACGTTGATGTTGTATTAGTCCTGGTGGACAACGCAAAGTATGTGTTGAATTACTGGCCAGACTCGGTAGTAAATACTGTGCTGTCAGATTTTACGAACGTCAAATACATTGACATACAAAAACTACATAACAAAATAAATTAGGTAAAGAATGAACATTAAAGTCACTAAAAGATCAGGAACGGTTGTAGAGTTAGAATTAGAAAAGTGGCAGGCACAAGTAGCAAAAATATGTGAAGGGGTATCAGATGTATCTCAATCAATGATTGAAATTACCTCACAGCCTCACTTCTTTGACGGGATTACAACTAGAGATATCGATGGACTCACTCTACGTGCTATCGTTGATCTCATTGATGTAGAACAAAATCCAGAAACTGGACATACTAACTATCAATATGTAGCAGGTAAACAACGTTTATCTATGTTGCGTAAAGATGTATATGGTCAATACCAGCCTCCGCACCTCTACGAAATAGTAAAAACAAATGTAGAAGCAGGTCTATACACTTCAGAATTACTAGATTGGTATACTGAAGAAGAATGGAATAAAATGAACACCATTATAGATCATGCTAAAGACGAGCAATACTCATATGCGGCAGTAGAGCAAATGATTGGTAAGTATCTTGTTCGTAATCGTGCTAGTGGTCAAATCTATGAAACACCTCAAGTAAGATATATGGTAGCCGCCGCTACTGTATTCCACAAAGAAGAACCACAACAAGCAAGAATGCGATTGATTAAAGATTACTATGCATGTGCTAGTGAAGGACTCTTCACTCTTGCAACTCCAGTACTTGCAGGACTTGGTACACCCACTAAACAGTTTAGTTCATGTGTTCTTATTAAGAGTGATGATGATTTAGATAGTATCTTTGCATCAGGTGAAATGATGGCTAAGTATGCAAGTAAACGTGCTGGTATAGGCTTAGAGATTGGTCGTTTAAGACCCTTAGGATCACCTATAAGAGGCGGAGAGATCATGCATACGGGCATGATACCCTTTCTTAAGAAGTGGTTCGGAGACTTACGTTCTTGTTCACAAGGTGGCATTCGTAATGCTAGTGCTACAGTATTTTATCCTATATGGCATCATCAGTTTGATGACTTAATCGTACTTAAGAACAATCAAGGAACAGATGAAACTAGAGTTAGACATATGGACTATGGTGTATGTCTAAACGCATTCTTTTGGAAACGATTCAAAGACAAAGGTAACATTACATTCTTTGATCCAAATGAAGTACCTGATCTTTATGAAGCATTCTATTCTGACACACCTTTGTTTGAAGAATTGTATGTAAAATATGAGAGAAGTCGTAAACTACGCAAGAAAACAATGTCAGCAGAAGAAGTATTTAGGTCTGGCATCTTAAAAGAAAGAACAGACACAGGAAGAATATACTTAGTCTATGTTGACAATGTATCCAATCAAGGACCCTTTGATACTAAGATTGATCCAATCTATCAAAGTAACTTATGCTGTGAAATATTATTGCCCACAAAGCCTTTTAAGCGGTTAGATGATGATGAAGGGCGTATTGCATTGTGTACACTTGGATCGATCAACTGGGGAGCATTCAGGCACCCTGAGGACATGCGTAGAGCATGTCGTACACTACAACGTAGTCTATGTAACATATTAGATTACCAAGACTTTTTATCGATTCAGAGCAAGTTAAGTAATGACGAAATACAACCTTTGGGTATCGGTGTTACTAACTTAGCATACTGGCATGCAAAACGAGATTACGTCTATGGCGACAAAGATGCACTACAAGATGTTAAAACATGGATGGAACATCAAGCATTCTTCTTAACAGAAGCAACAGTAGAACTAGCAAAAGAAAGAGGCAAGTGTGTTAATAGTGATCAAACATGGTATGGTAAAGGCACGTTCCCTTGGGAACGTAGAGCAAACGGTGTAAACAAATTAGCAAACTTTAAGCCAGAATGTGATTGGGAAACACTACGCAAAGACATGAAAGAGCATGGTGTTAGAAATGCAACTCTAATGGCGATTGCTCCTGTAGAATCATCTAGTGTAGTAATCAATTCAACAAACGGTATTGAAATGCCAATGAGTTTAATCTCTGTTAAAGAAAGTAAAGCAGGGTCATTAACACAAGTAGTACCAGACTATCACATTAAACGTGTAAGAAACTCTTATCAATTGATGTGGGAACAACAAGACTGTGATGCATATCTAAAGACTGCGGCAGTACTAGCGGCTTATGTAGATCAAAGTATATCAACAAATACATTTTACAATCCAGCACATTTTAAAGATCAGAAAGTGCCTACGACATTGATCGCAAAGAACTTAATGCAGGCACATCAATGGGGACTTAAGACTTTTTATTACTCGTTAATAAATAAAGCAGGAGTCAAAAGACAAGAAGTAGAATTAGCACAAATAGCACAAGCATATGTCGGTGGAGCAGAACTACT